ATAACATTTGCTTCAGTAGAAATTCTTTGGTTCACGGCTACTTGTGATTTATCAGAAAATTCCTTTACTGCAGGTGTTTGGGAGGCAACTGCGGTTTGTACTGCTTGTTTTGGAACAACTGCGGTATTTCGATCACCTTCGGAACCACCACCACCGGCAGCTGCAGCTTTGGCTTCTGCTTCTGAGTTGTATTGTTCTCTTATTTGATCACGTACAAATAATACTGTCCATCTTCCGCGTGCTTGATCAAAGTAAACCTTGTTACCATTTATAATTTGTGCATTTGCATCTGCTGCGTGGAAACTCATGCGAACCTCTCAAAATATTTTCTGGCCTCTTTTTTTCTTTCCTCAGTAGTTTCTATAGTGTTTTGAGGTCTTTCATATTCACGCTGAAAAACTTCTGAGGCCTGTTCTGGTGTCTCGGCCCGCTTAAGTTCATCAATACCAAGTAAGGCCTTATATTTGAATAATTCGTATTTAATAAATGATAATTGTGCATACAGTGATCTATAATCTAGTCCATTTTTTGCACTAAAATCCAAAAGCTCTGCATATCTGGTTAAACCACCTTCTCTGTTTGCTGCTCTTGGTGCATCATTCCATTGAGCAATACCAAATGCTTTTGCTCCATCTTTTTCCGTTGCGTCAATGGTTGGATCCAGATCCTTTGAGTTTCTTAAGTTGACACCATTTTCAACATGCAAATTTCCAAGTATACCACAAGCTTGTTCTGGTGTAAAGGAACCACCTTCCTCAGATATAAAATATTCAAATGCTTTTTCCAAATTTGTAGCACCCCTAAGTTTTGAATCATCTCTTGCTTCTTGAATATTACCTTGGTATGTTTCAGCAGCCTCAATCTTTGGTATTGAACCAAGGACCAAAGGTATTTGTGAATTTTTACCATCCAGGAAAATACCATAAACCTGTGCCATAGGTTTAATGCCAGTATTTGATCCGATGCCTGACGAGCCACCTTCCGTGATTGGTACTGAAACATGAGACCAGGGAAGGTCATCCAATGATGCATCATTGGTGTTATCCGGATGGACACCATATATCCTTACCTTAACCCTACCCAGTTGTTCAGGATCATTGATGTCAAGAACAGTACCAAGAAACCATCTGGTTTCGTCACCATAATATTCCTTATATGATGTAGGTATCATGTATAAGCTCCATCAGGCCATTCATTGGATTCATAATTTGTTATCTTTGAGCATAACAACCTTGAAAAGACTCTACCATTTCTAAAACTATGTTTTGCTGCATGAATCAGATAATCACCAGACTTTTTTGTATCAATGGTAGGTTTTTCATTTTGGTCAAAGTTTGATTTAAACAATATTCTATAATTGTTACCGATACTATATGTATCCTCACCATTGATAAACTCACGGCCGTTAACGGTTATCTCTATAGGATTTTTTGTCATAAACAACTTGGCTGCTTGAGCTATTATCTTCAGTTTATGTTCTGTGGCTGTATATTCCTCCGAGTATGATTTTATCTTTCTTCCTTGTGATAATGTTGAATGAATATGAAACATATTTTTTGATTCATAGTCTGATATTTTTATATCCTCATACTTTGAGAACTCATCAAGTACAGGGTGTGGTTGTTTTGGATTTATTGTTGATACACTTCTGTACAAATCTTTATGGACATTAAATTTCACTTTATCATATTTTGCAACTGTAACATCATAAAAATTATGATTTGCTCCCACAACACCATTTGATATTAGATTTAGACTATTTTCTACATTTCTATATTCGTATTCATATATCTGAAAAAGCCTTGCAGTTGCTGATGCCGAACCAACACCCGGAAGATATGTAAATGGATATCTGTCGTTAAGTATTTTTTGTTCCAACAGTGTACCGATGTCTGTAAAGAAGATGTTGTTTGATGCAAATGTTGAATAAAGAAAAAATGGATAGCCTTTACTTGTTGTGGCTCTATTTCTAATCCACATAAGTGCTTCAATCGGGTCAAGATTTGGCACTATAACCTTCATTGAGGCTTGAATGTCCTCAAATGCATTTGTAAGAAGATCTTTATTTAGATATTCTTTTAGAATTTTTGCTATAATTTCCTGAGGTTGCCCTGCATAGGCCTTGTTTACATTTGTCAAGGCACTCTTAAATGTTATGTCCTCAATAAGATGGAACTGTATTGCTTCATTTGTTTCATTTGACTTTTTTGTATTTTCAACACTTGATAATATAAATTTTTTGGTTACTGGAGTTGCACCAGAAATATTTCTTGTAATTTCTATATCTAAAATTTCAGTTCCATCAAAATCAAATCTATCATAGATGCCCATCTGGTCTGATATAACTATCCGGCCAGTTAGGTATGGTTTTTCAATTGTTTCAAAAACCTCAAATTCTGCAATAACATTCACAATATCCAACGGATAATATCCTCTGGAACTTGTTATCTCAGCTCTTGTTATGGTATAGTCATCAGAGTGCTGGTCACCCAATAATGCTGATTGTAATTGTGTCATGTTGTCTGCCGTGATGCCTGGAAGTATGCAGAGACAATTCGGTCAATAACTGAAGGCCGAATCACCTTTATGGTTTTAAGTTCTTCATTTTGTTTGTAATAGTGATCATAATTTGTTACCTTAACATATTGTCCGGCATTACCAACTGCTGGGTCAATATCAACCCAGTTACCAGCTGCATCCTCATAGTGGTGTGGTGCATTATATTCATAGTCCGTTTCGGCAACTACGGCCAGCTGGGTAATGCCGGTATAACTGGTGTTACCAATTGTCTCACCAGTAACATATGAACTTTGTGCATCAATGATTAATGTCCCTAGATCAAGATTTCTTCGTAAAACAATACCAGATGTACCTGAATTTGACCCAACGGCTCTTTGGCCAGGTATAAAAATGGATGTTAGGTCATCCCTTGTTTCAACATATTTGTGTGGGAAGTCTCTTTTTATCTTTTCATCCAATTGTGGATAGGATAAAGGCCAACCATACTTACGAATACCGTCGTTCAATATGTAAAATGTCCAATGGTATGCTGGTGTTCCGTATATAAGTTGTGATACAACATCAGGCCGGTCTGGTTCCTGGATTGTGTATGTTTGATAAAACGCATTGTTTTGTTTTATCTCATCAATGATGTCCACGTATGTGGTAAGGTTTTGAAATAACTCAAAAGTTGCATCGCCACCACCGACTTTTTCAAAATCGTCACCAAAAACATAATCAACCCGGTTGAAATTTCTAAAATATTCCATTATGCATTATCCCTTTCAACATCCTCGCGTGTAACTGCTCTGAATTCCTGGAATGATAATGTCATACTTATCTGCACAGGATTACCATCCTCGTGAAATGACATACTTGCAGGGTTATATGTTGTCTGTACATTTCTTAGATAACACAACAAAGGTTGTGGCATCTTCATATTCTGGCCTCTGTACTTAAATCTAATTTCAAATAAATTAGGAAATCTATAACCAATAGGTATTGATGCCTCATCACGGCCAAATGTTGATGGATACAATTCTGTTCTAAAGTGCTTTACAATCTTGTTAATTTGCTCTGCCTCTGTTGGAGATGTTGCAATAAAATCATATTGGAAAACAAATTGTCTTATGTTAACACCATTGAATACTGATCTGGAGTTAGGATTTACTTTTACCTGAAGACCCACAGCAGCAGCAGTGCTTAAACTTTCAGGGCCTTTTTGTGCTGCTCTGGCCAGGGCTATCTTTGCGGCTGTTGTGGTATTCACCCCTCTAAAAATATCTGTGATACCTCTCAGGCCTTCCTGGATTGCAGAATTTACGGCTCCCAAAACAGATGCCCCATTATTAATTGCCCCAAGTGCTGCGGCACCAGCAGGGCCAAGCTCTGGTGTGTCATATGTTACATCATCATTTATGTTTATTGCTTGAGGAAAGTATGTTATGACAACAGGAGCTTCTTGTACATATTTTGTTTTTACTCCTATTATGTCCGTGGTTACACCGGCATTTTCTTGAGCATTCTTATCCTTGGCTGCCTTAAATGCTGCCCCTGCTGCTTGCGCGGCATTCAAATCCCGTTCCATTGCACCAAATCTTGCACGTTCACGCTCAACAGCAGCATTAGGATTATCAGCAACTGCCTCAGTTGATGTTTCAACTAGATCCTTTACATACTGAAATCCCTTTTCAATTAAAGGGCTTCGCAATATTGAGATGGCACTGTTTAAGGTTACATCCCAAGGTAATATTGATTTTACCCTAAATGATATCTCAGCACCATAATTTGTTGCAATTGGATATCGTAATAGTTCACCTTGTCTTTGGGTTGCAACCGGCGCAGCCTCTATTGGAGCATTAACCTTCTCTGTATAACCACCAGGATTACTTGGTATTTGATTCCGACCTCGAGGATCAAGAGCATCAGGATTTACATTTTCCTTGGTACCCGTGCCAATTGGATCATATCCACCCGATTTTGCTCTAGATCTATCCCCTGCAGGCGTGCCACCCAAACCAGCTGCGTCATATGCCATTTGAACATCCTTAATAAATAGAAATTAGTAAATCTATTTATATGGTTTTTATGGCATATTCTGGTAAATACAAAGTTAAGAATCTAGCAAAATATAGAGGTGACCCAGATAAGGTTGTCTACAGGTCATCCTGGGAAAAAGCATGCTTTCAGTGGTGTGATGCAAACCCAAAGGTAAAATCCTGGTCATCCGAAGAAACAGTTGTTCCATATAAATGGGACATTGATAAAAAAATGCATCGTTATTTTGTAGACCTTAAAATAACATTTACAGATAATAAGACAATACTTGTTGAGATTAAACCATCCAAAGAAACAACCCCACCAAAACGACCGGATAAATCAAAAAGATATATCGGCGAAGCAATGACATATGTCAAGAACATGAATAAATGGGAAGCGGCTGATGCATATGCAAAGGACAGAGGTTGGGAGTTTCAAGTGTGGACAGAGGATACATTATACGAGATGAAGATATTGAAAAAACTTAAGGGATTAAAACCTCTAAAGCCGTTCAAGAAAAAACGTAAGAAATGATATAAATAGCCTTATGTCAAATCTATTTCAAAAATTAGAACTTGAAGCCTTCCGAGCTGGAATCAATCCTAGGACAAAAGAATCCAGAGATTGGTTTCGTAGAAAAGTTCAAGGCCTTAGGGGTGTGAGTCGTACAGAATTAATGCAAGAGGATGAGATCACACTTGCAAATAAATCACAGCCTCTGATAGGCTCAATGAATATGTTTTTCTATGACCCAAAGCACAAGGAAACCTTACCTTTCTATGATAGATTCCCACTTGCAATTATTGTAGGTCCTGCTGAAAAAGGTTTTTATGGTCTAAATCTACATTATCTTCCACCAGTACTTCGTGCAAAGCTTTTGGATTCATTGATGGATATCACTAATAATAAAAAATATGATGAGACAACAAGATTTCAGGTAAGTTATAAAGTGCTACAGGCTGCAGCAAAATTTAGATACTATAAACCATGCCTAAAACACTATCTAACTGCTCACGTTAAATCAAGACTGGCAAGAGTTCAGGCACCAGAATGGGAGATAGCTACATTTCTTCCAACGGCTGATTGGGCCAAACAATCTTCACGTCAGGTATACACAAAATCAAGGCAGGCAATCTAATGTCCATAGATCAACTAAAAAGTATGGTATCAGGTAAATTGGGTTTTGCCAGATCAAATCTATTTGCTGTCCAACTTCCGTCCGAATTTGCATCCGAAAGTCTGATCAGTAGAATTGCATCATTTGCACTGACCGGTTCTATGGGTGGTGGTGACATTAATATTCTTTGTACAAACGCAACACTACCTGGCAAACAAGTTATTGTGAACGACAGAAGGGTTGGCCTTGAATATCAAAAAATTGCATCAGGGTATGCAGTTGATGATGTTACACTTACATTCTTTGTGTTGAACGATTATGGCATTAAAAAGTATTTTGATAATTGGTATTCAAGGACAGTGTATGACAATGCACAATCTGTTCCATATAAAAGCCAATATGCAAGAGATGTTAAGATATTACAACTTCGTAGACCAATCACCACAAAATCATTTACGGTTGGTCCTTTAAGCATTGGTGCTGATATAGGTGGTGGTACTGCATATGCCGTTCAGCTGATTGATGCATTTCCTATTGCAATCAATGCTGTTGAGTTAAGTAACGAGATGGATGGATTGGTACAATTAAGTGTAACATTGGCATATACAAATTGGCAACAGGCATCTACAGGTTTTCTTGGTGGCCTTATTGCACCAAATTTTGGATTGAATTTAGGTGGAGGTATTGGAAGAAGCCTCGGTGGATTAGTAAGATAAGGAGTAAAGTATGGCGCTTCCGCGTTTGAATGAATTTCCTCAGTATGAATTGATTATACCATCAACTGGAGAAACCATAAATTACAGACCGTTCCTTGTAAAGGAACAAAAAGTTTTAATTTTGGCCTTGGAATCACAGGACCAAAAACAAGTTTTAAATGCAATTCTTAATTGTATTGATGCATGTTGTGAGGGTGTTGATTCCAAGAATTTGGCCACATTTGATGTTGAATATATCTTTACACAGATACGAGGTAAATCTGTGGGTGAATCAACAAAGATCAATGTTGCTTGTGGTAAATGTGAAGAAAATAATGAAGTAAAAATTGATCTAAATAAGATTGCACTTCAAGAAAATATTGATATAAAGAATAAATTTGTAAAACTCACGGATGACATTACTGTCGAATTGAAATATCCAACATATAGTGAGTTTATGAAAAAGTCAAACCTTGAGACAAATTTAAGTGCCAACATCGTGTTTCAGCTGATGTCTGCATGTCTTGAGGCAGTAATATTAAATGATGAAGAAAGGGTATCAATTAAAGACGAATCTGCAGAGGAAGTTGAAAACTTTATCAACTCGTTAACCTCGGAACAATTTGCAAAGATGCAGGCATTTGTTGAAGAGATACCAAAGATTCATATGGACATCACGTTTCAATGTGCATCTTGTGAAGAGAATAACGTAAGAAGACTGGAGGGTCTAACCGATTTTTTTTCCTAAACCTTTCTCATGAATCACTTGAAAACTTTTATAATACAAACTATCAATTGATTCAGAACTACCAATATTCATTATATGATCTGGATCATATGATACCGTGGGAAAGGGAGATATATCTTGCAATGTTAGTGAATGAACTAAAGGAAAGAGAGCAACAGGCTAATAGGTAAAAGATATGGCAATTAGAATAGAACCATCTAGAACTGGCGCAA